TGCGTGGTGCTCAGCCCGCGTAAGGGCGACCAAGTTCTCAGGCAAGTTATTGCCTGGGTTATCATCGCGGTGATGCACGTCAAGGCCCGGCGCAAGCGGCCCAATATGGGCCTCGTAAACGGCTCGGTGCAGTAATTTTCCCTTGGCGTGCCTGTAATGACCGGCGCGCATCCTGTGATACCACTTTCCCCGCCACGCAATGGGCGCGCCATACACCCCCAATTGGGGCTTTCGAGCAGGCAGTCCGTATGCCGCACAGTCCCGGCACTCACAAACTCGCCACGAAGCGGTAAGAAGATCGGATGACATGCAGTGACCTTCAATCGTGATTGAGATGTCGCTATCTCGACAATCTCAGTTGCTGATCCAGTCCGACCCACCCACTTGATTGGGGCAAAGCCGTTCCTTGTCAGCACTTTATCACAAACTGTCACCTGATCAATTGTTATTTGTCCTCGTTCAGTTTCAATCAGCGTGCCGGCCGCCACGCACATCTGATCCTCCAGCCGCTGGAACGTCCCAACGTGGCTGATCCGGTCCAGGCTGTAGAGCGCCGCGATAGGCTCGGCCCGCACATGCTTGCCGCGCGTGGCCACCACCTCGATGATCCGCAGATGCGGCCGCACCGTGCGCAGCGTCTGGGCGCACATGTCGCCGCCCTGGTTGCGCTCGATCACGATTGCGTCCGCGCCGAACTCATCCAGCGCCGCCACGGCCCGCCCCGCCCACTGCATGGGCGATCCGCGCAGGCTGTAATCCGCCAGCAGGTAGCCGCGCCCATCCGCACCGATGCCGACCACCACGACGCCATGCTCGTCGCTGCCGGCCTCGTTCGACACCGCGGGGTCCACGCTCACCAGGATGCGCGACATTTCCGGCATGTCCTGGCGCCGATTACGGTGCAGCATGAGGCGATCCCAGATGGCGCCGATCGCCACAGGCTCGTAAGCGCCCAGCCAGATATGCCCATACCGCGCCGGCTTGGTCCGCTCGTCATATTCGCGCTCGGCCTCAAGCTCAACCGGGAAAAACGGGTTGTCGCTGTAGTTGACCTGGCGCACAATTGCATTGGGCGGCGGCGTAATGCCGCGCAGCAGCTCGTCCACAGGATCGGCCGCACTGCGAGGATTCCACGAAAACCACAGCTCCGAGCCTGGCGCGCGGATCGTCGGCCGCAGCAGCTCCATCGACCTAGCCGAGAGGCTCTGCGCCTCCTCAGCCCAGGCCACGTTGAACCCCTCCAGCGACTTGACGCTCTCGGCCGTGTGGTCCTGCAGGCCCTGAAACACGATCACCCCGCCCCCCGGCGTGCCGATCTCCGTGGCCTTCACGTCAAACCGGCCACCAACACCCAGAGCGGAAATTTTATCCTCGATCAGCCGCTTTACGCTGTCCTTAAGGCTCTTTTGCACCTCACGAACGCAAACTATCCGGCTGCCAGGCTGCATGATGCAGCGCTCTACCACCGCCTCCGCGAAGAAATGGCTTTTGCCACTTCCCCGGCCCCCAAACGCCCCTTTGTACCTACTCGGCCGCAGAAACGGCTGAAACGCTCGCGGCGTCTGAATGTCCATCTGGCCCCTTCGGGTCAATAATGATGCGCCGAATGACCAACGGCGCGTCCGCGTCACCGGCCACGGTCAGCTTGTCGCCCACCTTGCCAAGCACGCGGTCTATGATGTTGCTCGCGGCCTGCAGCGCGCGTTGGTCTGTGATGTCGCCGGCTATGCCGATGACCGTCTGCACCGCCAGCGGCAGCGCGTCTTCCAGGGCTGCGCGGGCCTGCGCCTGCTTGCCCTGGCCGTCTTTCACGCCGTCAGGGCGGCCCTGGCCGTGCCCTGCGCCTTGCTTGCCGGCGCCCTTGGCAGCGCCACCCCAGCCGGCGCCGTTACCTCGGCGCGTGGTGGATGAGGCAGCCATATCAGCAGCCCTTGCCGCCCTTTTTGCCGCCCTTTGGCATGGGTTTCTTGGCCATGTTCGCCTCCTGATTTGTTGAAAACTGCCCGGCTTCGGTCCATGCGGCCCTCATGCACCGGCCCGCCGCTTGACGCTTGCACGCTGGATCGAGGGATACGCCGCGCCGGGCAGCAGCGTGTGGAGAAGGGCCGGAATAGCAAAAAACCCGGCAGCCTTTTCAGGCTCCGGGCGTGCGAAATCGACTTGAGAAACGCACTGCCACGGGGCAGCGTGGCCTGTCAAGCGCTATTTTCTTGCTTCCATCCAACCGCGTCCATGCTTTTAATGAGGACGCCTAGCGCTGCGTGAGCGGCAAGCGCTTCATGCCGTCGCAAGTCAATAACGGTTTCCCAGGTATAACCCACAACATCGGCCGGCCTAATACAAATCGTAATAGTCGGAAAATCGCCAGGCTCGTCGGCAAAATGCGAATACATTTCAAACTCAACTTTATCAGGCGTCTCAATAACCATCGTGCACTTCATCAGTCTTCCTCCGCCCACGGCAGCACGTCATAACGCGCGGCCAGCGCGTCCAGCTTGTCCAGCCCGGCGCAGAGCTGCTCCAGATCGTGCAGGACCACACTTTCGCCGCGCAGCACCTTGCTGATCAGGTGCGACTGCTTGGCCGACATGCGCGCCATCTCGTCGCGGTAGATCGTCATAAAACACACGGCCCCAGCGTCCTGGCCATGCACGCGGTCGGAGTAGCGCGCGGATGTCGCGGGATCGAGGCCCGCCGCGCGGAAAACATACAGCAGCGCGGAGGCATTCTGGTGCTGCTGGGCCGTCAGCACGCCATGCCCCGCCATCTGGTCGATCAGATGCTGGTCGCCATGCGTCGCCGGCAGCCGGTAGGCCGCGTGACGCTGCAGCCCCCCATGCTCGCCACGCATCACCAGCGTAATCGGCATAGCGCCGCGCGCAATCGCCTGGCGCATGCCGGGCTCTATCGGCGTAGGCTTTCGATGCTGCTTGCTCATGCTTTCACCCTCATGTCAGCCCAAAGGCCGCGCGCGTGATTGTTCGTGTACGAACGATCGACCCCACAGCCATCACCCCACAGCCTCGGCCAGCTCCGGGAAGTCCGTCTCCAGCTTAGCAATCCTGATCCGCGCCGCATCGGCCATGAGCCCACCGCGTGCCAGCTGCTCGCGGTAGCCGGCCAGCAGGTGTCCGGGATGGGCTGGGCGAGCGGCGGCTGTGACGGAAGCGGCGCGCTTGGGGGCCTTCATCGCGGCCAGCGCGGCCTGCTGCTCGGGCGTTAGGGTGAACGGCTTGGCGTCGGGCTCGGGTTTGGCTGGCGCGCTCGTCGGCCGGCTTGCGATGGCGCGCAGGGCCCGCAGCTTGGCGGCGAGCCTGTTGGCCTCGGGCTGCACCACCGCCAGCACGTCAGCGGCCGCCGGGAAGAATGGGCTCTTGGCCATCAGGTCGCGCAGCGCATCGGGGCCGAACGCCTGGCGCGGGATGCGGTCAGCGGCGAAGCTCACCGCCATGGCCCAGGCTGCGATGTCGCCGGCGGATTGCGGGTTGCGGCATGCGGCGTTGAGCGGGCCGATCCAGGCGGCGATGTCGTCAGCGCTGGCTGGCATCATGGCCGACTTGGCAGCGCGGGCCATGCGCTCGGCCTCGGCGGCCAGGTGCGGCGCGATGGGCTGGACAGGTGCCGGGCCTGCGTCGGGGTGCGCTGCTGGCCTGCGTAGTTCGGCATCCACGGCCATCGCCAGGGGCTGGGACAGGGCCGGCAGGCGGGTCATGGCATTCATTGCGGCAGCTCCTCAGCAAAACTTTCCAGGTCGAAAATCGGGCGGACGTTTTGGAAATTGGCCAGGGCTGCGGCGCGTAGGCCGGTGTTGGCGGGCTGGCGCTGCGGGCTGTGTCTCAGCCCAACACGGGCCTGGATCGCCGCCACAACCCACGCCGAGGGATCAGCCGGGCGGCTTACCTCGGCCTCGGCCAGCACCAGCCCGAGCAGCGCCGCATCGTCGCCGGCATCCCGCAGCCATCGGCCAAGCATCGCCCGGCAGGCAGCCGGCGGCTTCCCGGTCAGCCGGACGGCCCGATCCAAGCCCTCTCGAAAAAGCGCTGTTCTGGCGTCTGGAGCAGCCGAGGCTGGCCCGGCCGGCGTCGTCGGCGCAGCCGGCGAAAGCCCTGAGCGAAGCGAAGGTTCTTTTACTTCTGAAGGTGGAGATGGAGATGAAGATGTAGAGCCGTCACTTTGATATTCACCACGCCGCCGGCTGGGTGAAGGGTCAGGTGCGCCCCCAGCGGGTGGCGAGGTGTCTTGTTTGGTGCCGCCAAACCGGGAAGACGCACCTGCATTCTGCCTGACGTATTCGTCGCGCAGCATGCGGCTAGAATACCAGATCGGCCCCGGCTGGGTGGCAAGCAGGGTGATGGGTTCGCCATCCTTCCGGCCGCTGCGTGGGGTGTAGACCATGGGCTCGCACTCGCCCGCGTCGCAGCCCTTCAGCACGCCTTTAGCGGCCAGTTCCTTGAGCAGCGCCATCGGGCAACCCAGCGCCTGCGCAATCTCCTTCAGCGTCCAGCCCAGCGTGCCGTAACGGTCGCTGTCGTGCATGAGGCAGATCACCTCCACCCACACGCCGCGCGCCGCCCAGGAGCATCGCCGCAGGTTGGAATTGTTGCGCCAATTGTCAGGGTAAAATTGGAACGATGGGCGGCTCATTCGCAAGCCTCCGCATCCCTAAGTTTCCCCCAGCAAACTCCGCAAAAATACTTGAACACGCGGCTGCCATAGGCAGGGCCACCACATGCAATTTCCGCCGCATGAAGGACGCCATGGAACCCCAGTTTCTCAATGAACCGCTTGACGCTGAGGAGTGAATCACGCGGCACCGTATCCTGGCCGGGATAAAGCAGCGCCAACACACGCCACGCCTCCTCCTCAATGCGCAGGCGCCGGGCCTCCATCACCTCGGCGTAGCCGCGCAACTGCGCCTCACGCTCGCTCACTTCCGCCGCTTTATCGGCAAGCGACTGAGGCGCCACATACAGGCTGCCAGCACCCTTGCCCCGATTGCACTCAAAGCAGGCGGTAACTAGGTTTTCAATTTCACTGCCGCCACCAAAGGCCACGGGCGTGATGTGGTCGCATTCCAGCACAACAGCCGGCGGATGCGCGCCGCAGTATTGGCAGATGAACCCATCGCGCTTGAACACGTCAAAGCGCAGTTTTAGGGACACGGGTTGACGTTCACTCATGTTGTCACCTCAGAAATTCGGGCTTCAATCTCAAAAGTCAGGCGCGCGGCCTGCGGATCGCTCTGCATCCGCGCCGCGTGCTTGCGCTGGCCGCTCAGGACCGTGCTGTGGTCCCTCCGCAGCACGCGCCCAATGGTCGGGTAGGAGTGCAAGGTGTGGCGCCGGGCGAGCCAGTAGAGGCACAGCCTGGCCCGCACGATTTCGCCCGTCAGACGCTCGCTCACGAGGTCGGTAGTGGTGACGCCGTAGGCTTCCGACACATGCCGGGCCAGCTCGCGCAGCGGCACCGTGCGGACTTGGATTTCATCCATTGCGCGGGTTCCTTTTCCGGGGTTTTGGCGCCGGCGCATCGGTCGCCCACACGCGGATCAGGGCGCCATCAGCCTCGGCGCGGGTGTCGTCCACGCTCAGTTCCAGCCGGCGCAGCATGCGGTCATTCTGGACGGCGCCACCGGCCTGCAGGGCATCGCAGATCGCCTTCACGCTATTGTCTGGGTCGCGCCTGGTGGCCGGCAGCACGATGGAGCAACCGAACCACTGGGCTTGGTCGCCACCGGCCTGGACGGCCACCAGAACGGCCGCGTCGGCCATCCATGCGCGATATTCCGGGCTCTTGCGCATCTGGCCGCGCATCATGCGCCACATGCGGTTAGCGCTAGGCGGCAGGGGCAGCGTGATTTGGATCATGCGCCACACCCCGTATCGCAGGCAGCAAACACGTCGGCGGCGTCATCATCTGGATCAAGCATGGGCAGCCGAGGTGATGCAGCGGCCGCGCGGCGAATGCCGTCGTAACCACCCTTCCAGTCCTTGCGGAACCTATTACCGCGACCGCTCGTTTTGAGAGCTGCCAATGCTTCCTGCTGGGCCCACCAGGCCGCCCGCTCAGGCGCGTCTTGCCAGAGCCGGGTGATAAATGACCGGCGCTTGAGGAAGCAGCCGTCGCAATTGCCCTCCCAGGAACCGCGAAGGCCCAGGTCAAACGGTTGCTGCTGCCAAAAGGCAAGCACGTCATCCTTGGTGATGCCGGCAACCGCAAGCGGGACAACGACGTTCCGGCTTTCCTTGCCGGCCTTCTTCTGCCGGGCTGGGTCCATGATCCGCTCAACGCGGCGCGGCTCGTCCGCCCGCAGACCCACCACCTGGGTCCATGTTATGGCCTTGCCGTAGTTTTGGACGCACCAACGCCGGATTGTCCTAACCTTTAGTTCAGTGGTGCAAAACCTTTGCACCGGCGATGGCATAAACCCCTTGCCCTGCAGCATCGCCGCAAACGGCTCACCATCGCGGCTGGCGCTGTTCGGGCCGACCTCTTCAGCAAAAACCCGGCCAGTTTCGGCGTCGCGCCGATACTCCAGCCAGTGGATTGACACGCCCCAATGCTCACCGCAGTCCTGCACAAACCGCAGCGTTGCAGGCATTTCTCGGCCAGTATTGGCGAAGCAGACAATCACGCCTTCCGGAAGCGTGCCGCCATGCGCTTGCAGGACGCGCCACAGCATGTAGCCGCTGGTGCGGCCGCCGCTAAAACTTATGACGGCTGGGCCGGTGACCAGAAATGGGTTGCTCACCGAAACCGCCTGACAGGCCGGTATGGCGCCTTCGCCTTCGGAGGCGGACACCATTTCCGCAAAAGCGCCTCAGTGATGCCCAGCGTGTAAGCCGCCGCGGCATAGGCGCCGCCATAGCTGGCCAGCGTGGCCCGCCAGCGGTTGAGCGTATCTGTGTCGGGCGCACTCATTCGCCGCCCCCCAGCCACCAGGCGACGGCACCGCATGCGATCAAAGTAGCGGCCGCACCAAAGGCGAAGCCTGCCAGCAGGTCTAAGCTGCTCATGTTCTGATACCCTCCATAATCGCCTGGCACAGCATCACCGCGCGAGCCGTCTGCATGGCGGCATGGCAGTCATGGCCGCCGCCATAGACGTGCTGGGCAGAGCAGCGGCTGCAGGTCAGGACCGGCAGGAATGCCACCATGCGGGGCACCCCGCCTGGCGGGATCGCCCGGGAGGTTAATTCAGTGGTCATGCAACCCCCGCTCATCCGTATTTAAATCCCGCTCTGCCAGGTAGCTGGACCACCAGAGCAGGCCCAATGTGATGCCCGTGCCGAGCGCCATGCCGAGGGCGATGCCGAGCCACATCATGCGTCACCGCCGCAGCCGCGCAGCGCAGTCCACGGCCGCTCTGGCGATGTCATGCGCGCGATCACCGAGCCAAATCCACGCCGAGGCGGTCAGCAGCAGTAGAGGCGTCATGAATCTCCAGGGCGCGCAGCTCTGCACGCAGTTGTGCCGACCGCTGCCGGGAAAATTCCAGGCGAGCGGCTATGGCTGTTTCGGGTGGAATGGTGGCGCCGCTGGTGACGCCCTGCGCCAGCTTGCGCGCCGTGTCTGGCTTAATGCCGAGCATGGCGGCGACCAGGAAAAGCCCGCGCTTGTAGCCATGCACTGCACACGCGAGCGTGACAGCGGCGGCGGCGTCATTGCCATTGCGGGGCATAGCGTTTTGCTCACTCATGCCTGCATTCTCTCGGCATGGACACGCGCCCGTCGAGCCACGAAGCCCCTGTAAATGCTGAGCAATTCAAGTTCAGTGCCGCGATGGCCGCTCTGCCGCAGGCTGGCGACGGCGCTGCGCTCGCAGTCGGTCATATTCAGCGACAGCCGCACCTTGGGAGCTGGGCGTCGCCTTGGCTCGGGCGCGGTAATCCGGGCCTCTACCCGCTTAACGGGCGGCAGCTCGCCGGCATTGATCGCCGCGCGAACAATATCCGTGAGCGTCCCCATGCCGCGCCCGGTGTGAGCGCGGATTTCTTCAAAGCTGCGCAGCTCTCGCCGCATGGCAATGATCGTCTCGCGCTCTGCTGCGGTAATTGGCCGGTTGGCCGGCTTAAGCGCCGCCACTTGGCCAATGCGGATCAAGTAGGACCGCGCATAGCCCACCGCCGACACAGACATGCCAACGCGCGCGGCGATGGCCGCCGGGGGCTCAGTGGGATTGGCCAGGATGATGGCGCGCAGTTCAAGGTGGTTCATGGCGTGGCGCTCGCAAAAGCGGCAGCCAAGTCGGGGCGCAGTTCTGCGGCGGGAATGCCGGTGGCGGCAGAGACTGCGGCCAAGCGGTCCACCGGGATTTCACCACGCCTGCGCCAGCCTATGATCGAAGGAGCTGACACGCCCACCGCTGCGGCAAGGCATTTTAGCCCGCCAGCTCGGTTGATTGCGTCCTGGATAATCTGTGAGGCCATGACCGGAGAGTTAGCACCATGCTAACTTTATCGCAACTGGATAAATTAGCCTCACGCTTCCCCGCTAAAATGCCGATCAGGCTAGTGGCTCCTATGACTGAAAAGAGCCCGTTAGCCTGCCGCATCGAAGCCGCGATAAAAGCATCTGGCATGCAGCATACGGATGTTGCCGTTGCAGTTGGTGTATCGCGACCGATTATCACGCAGTGGTGCCAGGGCGTGCGCGCTCCCCGGCGCGAAAACCTATTGGCTCTGGCGCAAGTTTTGGGCACAAGCGTGGCTTGGTTGCAGGAAGGGCATCATATTATCCGCGTGGATGATCCAGCGCTTGCCGACCTGCTGCAGCGGCTGCAAGCCGCACCGCAAGCCGTCCGGGATGCCGTGGCCACCCTGTTGCCTAACCCCCCCCCCCCCCCGCACGCGCGGGCGCATTAGTCAAGGGGGGTAACTTAATAAAAATGTGATGCGCTAAATAGCTTTAGGCTAACTTAACACTTGCGCACTGTGTTAGCTTCGAGCTAAATACCTCCATCGCAACACCGATGGAGGCCCCGATGTCCTACCCCGACAATTTCCGCGCCGATCACCCGGCCAGCCCTTACAGCACCGCCGCCGAGCCTGATGGCGACACCCCCACCGAGCACTTTGCTGCTGCCGCGCTCCGCCTCGAAAGCCTGTGCGGCCTGCTCAATGAGGTCTGGGACCAGCGCTCGGACATCGCCGGCGGCTGCGGTGGTGATGAGCTGGTGGCCGAGGTTGCGGCGACGCTTGAGGCCGCGCTGGCCCCGCTGCGCAGCCGGATCGACGCTTTCATTACCACATGCGAGATCAACACCCGGATCGACGACGACCGGAGCAATGCTGTGTTTGAACGCGGCATTGCGGCACTGAACGCCCTTATCCAGCAGGGGCGCGCAGCATGAGCGCGACCGTCATCCGCTTCCCCGACCCGATCCGCATTCCGCCGATCCCCGCTGGCGCCGTCATGGTGCGCGATGAGCGCCCGCTGCTGGGCGACATGGCCGCCACACAGCGCACCGCCACCCTGATCCGCCGCGCCGGCGCCGATCTGCCGCTGGAGCACCAATACACCGCCACGGCCTGGCTGTCGGAGGCTGTGATCGCGCTGGGCATCAATGACGTGACCGACGCCATGCGCTGCCTGGATATGGCCGCCCGCGCCTGGAAGGGCGAGGTATGAGCATCCTGGCCATGATTGCAGAGACGGCAGAAGCGCACGCGGATAGCGCCGCCTTGCCGTTTGCCGTTCGTTCCGCGCTGGCCAAGGTCGCCACCGCCGAGGATGCGCCGGCCGCCGCCGCTGCGCTGGGTGACGCCATCGCCATGGCCGAAACCATGGCCACCGGCATCGAGGCCGCCTGCAAAGACATGCGCGAGCGCTTTGCCATGATCCTGCAAGAGCTGCCTGCCAAGGCGCTGCCCGTCGAGGGGCGCCACCACACCTACACGATCAGCGCCGCCCGCGATGGCGTGCGGATCACCGACATCGACGCCATTCCGGCTGAGCTGATGCGGCAACCGCCGGCAGCGCCAGACAAGGCCGCAATTCTGAAGCTGCTGAGCGCTGGCGCCCCTGTGCCGGGTTGCACCCTATCCAATGGAGGCGCGCCAAGCCTCCGCATCAACGCGAGGAAATCCGCAACATGAGCCTGACAACCCGCATGGGCAACGCGCTTGCCCCCAGCAACTTCTCCGAAGCCCAGCACTTTGCCAACATGCTGGCCAATAGCGACATGGTGCCGAAGGATTTCCGAGGAAAGCCTGGCAACGTCATGGTGGCAATGCAGTGGGGCGCGGAAATTGGCCTGGGCCCGCTGCAGGCTATTCAGAACATTGCGGTTATCAATGGCCGGCCCAGCGTCTGGGGCGACGCCGCCATTGCCCTGGCCCGCTCGCATCCGGCCTGCGAATACATCACCGAAGGCGTCGAGGGCGAGGGCGAGGCCCGCTTTGGGTGGTGCGAAACCAAGCGCCGAGGCGCACCGAAGGCCGAGCGCCGCACCTTCTCTGTGGCCGATGCCAAGAAGGCGGCGCTTTGGGGAAAGCAAGGCCCGTGGCAGCAATACCCCGACCGGATGATGCAGCTCCGCGCTCGCGGCTTCCTGCTGCGCGACGTTTACGCCGACGCTATGCGCGGCCTGATCACGCAGGAAGAGGCGCAGGACATGCCGGTAGAGCCCATGCCCCCCGCCCGCGGCCCCACGGTTGACGCTGCGGCGGCGTATGTGCGGCCGGCGGCACCTGTCCAGGCCGAGCCTGCCACGCCCCTCCAGCGCCTTACGCGCGACGCCACGCTAGTGACGGACCCGACGCTGGATCGGTGGGTGATGGCGGTCAAGCGCACCATGCAGGCCCTGGCCGGCGAGGGCCCCGACGCTTTGGGCGCGTGGTGGCTCTCGATGTCCGAACACGTCGAGAACGTCCGCGCAAACCATGACGCTGACGCCGCCCAGCACGTCGAAGACGAATACACCGAAACGCTGGACGCCGTGGCCCAGCAGGTGGCCGCATGAGCGACGAAGAGCCGCGAGATTTTGACGATATAGTCTTTCACAACATGGTCGCTTGGAGAAAATGTGCGAATTGGATGAAAATTGAGCGCGACGCCCTCCGCGCCGAGAACGCGCGGTTGCGGGAGGCGCTGGAAAATAGCGCCATCATGATTCAAGGCTGCTACGACGCGCCGACCAATCCCGACAGTCTGCCTCAAATGCTGTTGTACTACATCCGCGCAGCCCTGAAGGTGAAGCCATGAGCGATTTGGATGCGTTAGTGCAAGCCGCCGTGGCTCGCATGAAGGTGGATTTTGTTGACGGCTATAGGCTGGCCGCCAAGGTAGCCTTGGCTGCTTTAGAGCCGTCTGATGGCGCGGTTTACACGGCTGATTTCAAAGCGCAAATTGCCGCGCTCCAAACATATGAGCGGGTGAAGCAGAAGCTGGAAGAAGCGGCTGAAGCCTGGGGCATCACAATGACAGAGCCGCCGCATGGCTAGCCCGGCGCGCCAGACCCGCGCCGAGGTGGCGCGCGAATACCGCATCCATCCCCGCACGCTGCACCGCCTGGAAAAAGACTACGGTATTCCCGTACTGCGGCCAGGCCGAGCCGTGATTTATGATGCCATCGCTATTGCCGCACTGGAGGACGCATGCCGCTTAAAGTCGGAGCCCGCGAGGGCCGTGAAGGTCTCTGGATCACCGGCACCGTTACGCCCGCCGGCTCGACAGAAGGGGTCAGGATACGCCGCAGAGCTGGCAGCGATGACCGCCGAACAGCAAATGAGGAAGCCGCCGCGCTTACCGCGCAAATCCTCCGCGATGCCTACCATGGGCCGCGTCGTGGCACTCGGTCGTGGGTAGAGGCCAGCGCCAGCTATCGCCAGTTTGAGCAGCGCAGCAAAGGCACGCTGGACCTACTGGCGCGGCTGCTGCGGCATTTTCGAGAGACGCCGCTCAGCGCCATTGGTCAGGCCGAAGTGGACAGAGCATGCCGCGCGCTGCTGCGGCCGGATGCCAGCCCAGCCACGCGACTGCGCAATGTGATCGTGCCCATCAAGGCTGTGCTGACGCATGCCGCGCGGCGGGGCTGGTGCGACATGCCGCATTTTGAGGCGCCCCGGCAGCCCAAAAGCCGCACGCCATGCCTATTGCCGGCAGAGGTAGAGGGGCTTCGCCAGGCCGCGCCCAGGCTGGCGCCGCTCATTACATGGTATGTGGCCACCGGCTGCCGGCGCGGGGAAACCTACCTGCTGGACTGGGCAGACGTGGATTTGCGGGGTGGTATTGCGCGCCTATGGCCCGACACCACCAAGGCCGGCACGCAGCGCATTGTGCGCCTGGTGCCCGCGGTCGTGGCAATGCTGGCCAGCCTGCCGCATAGGGAGGGGCCAGTGTTCGGCGCCGTTGACATCAAGAAGTCGCTGGCCACTGCCGCCCGCAATGCCGAGGTAGAGCTGCGCGGCGTGCATGACCTGCGCCACACCTGGGCCTCCTGGCACTACGCTATCGAGCGGGATTTGATGCTGCTGCGCACTGAGGGCGGTTGGGCCACGGTGCAGCAGGTCGAGACATATGCGCACCTGATGCCGGCGGGGCACGAAGGCGAGATCCGCAGGATTTGGGGGCTGGCATCCAATGTTCAGAGCCGGCGAATGGCGGGCTGATTTGAGCCAAAAAGGCAGATTTAGACACCAAATCCAACAAGCCCCAATAAAACTCTTAATTTTCAGGGGCTTGCAGGCCGCGCTGTCTCCCTTACCAAGGGAGTGCTCTACCACTGAGCTACGGCAGCGAACGAGGGATTTCCTAGCGATATGGCTGGGAACTGGCAACCCCTACCATGACAAGAAATGCAGAACAGGAACGGAACGCACAGCCGCCGCTGACACCTGGCAGACACCAAGATTCACGCCGTGTTCTTTTGGGCCGGCCTCGGATCGCCCGGCAGCCGGGGCCAGTCGTCCAGCGTCTTAATCTCTGCCCAGGCCCGCCGCTTGGCCTCACTGGCGCTGTAGCCGCTGGCGTATGCCGCCTCAGTCCAGCGCCGCCGGATCAGGCCCAGCAGCGGCACGCCGGCGGCGTTGCGGTATTTCCGCATCTGGTAGGCGGCCTCGCCCCACTGCCGGCCGTCCACCATGAATTTGAGGCTGCCGCCCCACTTGCGGATATCGCCCAGGTTGTTGGCCATGAGGATCAGCGCCGCAGCCCAGCGCGGGGGCAACCCTTGCGGGAACGCCTCGGCCACCAGCTTAGCCGCGTGCTGCAGATCCCGCTCGGCCATGGCCTCGGCCTGCGCCTGACTGATTGCCGGCGTCGCAGCCGTCACCGGCTTGCCCCCCAGATCGCGGGTTGAACCGTAGCCGATTGTCCAGACGCCGCCAGCGTCGGCATAGGGCTTGAGCTGCAGCCCCTCCAGCGCCTGCGACAGCTCCAGCGCCTCGGCCGGGACGCCGCCCGTCCATGGTAGCGTGGCAGCGCCCAGGATGTCAGAGCCCGGCGGTGGGGCCTTGCCGCGGATTTTGGCAAGCGCCCAGGACAGTAACCTCATCGGCACACCTCTCTATTATAGGCCCGATCCGCCGCCATCGCTTGCATCATGCCAGTGATGGCCGGCCGGCCTTCGATCTCAACCGCCGCCTGGGCCTGCTGCGCGGCCGGAAATTCCGACACGCGAGGACAGGGCCGGCTAGAAATGCCCGGCGCGCAGGCGGTCAGCAGCACCATCGCGCTCAGCAGCGCGAGCAGCGGTCTCAGCCTCATGTCGTGTTTCCTGTTCACGTTGCGCGGCTTCCACCGCCACCGCCTGCCGCGCGTCGTGCGCCGCATCCGTTCGCAGCCAGGCCAGCGCAGCCACCACAGCCATGGCCGCACCCACCGCGATGCCCACGCGCAGCGGCACGAAGGCCAGCAGCGCCATCATTGCTTGCCGCCGTCCGGCAGCATCACGCCGGCCACGCCAGCGGCCAGAGCCAGCCACGCCCAGGGCGGGGGCAGCATGTAGCTCGCCATCACCACCCCCAAAACCGCGTTCCAGCTAGACGCCTCGCACAGGCGGGCTTTGAGATATGCCTTCATTCCTCATCGTCTCCTGTCAGCATCAAAATCTGCGCATGCGCGAGCATCCCCGCGAACATGATCGGGCTTGTGTTTGAGTCGCCGATGGGCACCACATGCAGGGCGCCCTCGTCATCAAAGTAAGTCAGCAGCGCGACGGTTGCGCCGCGCTCTACAGCGGCCTCTGCGGCGGCGTAGAGCGGGCTCCGGGAAACGGACTTGCTCATGCTGCCACCGCCGGCACTCGCACCCGTGGGCGCCGCAGCCAAGTCAGGTAGCGCGCCGCCTCTTCCACATCTGAAAAGCAGGTCATCCGCCCGGTCGCCGGATCACATACAGCCACAATAGAATGGCCGCGGTCTTGCGCCTGGCCATAGCCAAGGTTTGCCGCATAGGTGTCGGCCACTTTGTAGCCCTTGGCCCGGGCTAGCCATGACACGCGGCCGGTGTGTTCGTCCTGCTGCTCGGCCAAGCCAAAGCAATGGCGGTGCGCAGCAATGAACAGGTCAGCATCATGCCCGGTCAGAGCCGCCCGTTTGCCCGGGGCATGCAGCCGGTTCCATGCGCTGCTGCCGGGAAAATCGTGCGCGGCCCAGATGCGCCAAACCTGATCGCCGCACCGGACTTGGAATTTTGCTTGCCAATCCGCCATGACAGCGTGGCCGCGCGACATCCAGCGCAATGGGCTGCCGGCGCCATGCCACAGGTCATGGTTGCCGAGCAGCATCAACAGCCAGAACTCTTTGCCAAGTATCCACTCAGCAAACCGCCAGCCCTGGGCCTTAGTCGTGGCCTGCTCGCCATACAAGCGCTCAAGCCGGCCCACCCAGGCATTTACCCAGTCACCCATCCCAACACCAAACATGCCGGGCGTGTGCTCAATCAGCGCGACATGCCGGCGCAATAGGGAAATGTCGCATCCATCGTCATCGCCGTGCGGGTCGCCCACAAAAACCAGAGCGAACGGCGCGTTTTCGGTGATTGTGAACTCCATCCACTCGCGCGCGTCACTTGCCGCCCGCTTGCGGGCGAACTCACCTTCCCGGCGGTCAAGCCACGCCTCAATATCCTCTGAGGCATCCGCCAGTTCTGGTGGCGTAAAGCGCGGCTGCTCTTTATACGCCTTGGCCGAAAAGGCTGAGCGCAGCACGTCATCCCAGCCAAAACGCCTGATGCCTTCGTGATAGCGGTGTTTGACGGTTTCTCGATGCTCATCCAATTTGCGAGCTGCGGCCGCTAATGTGCCGGTCGTGGCTACAGCCTCCCATGCCTCACGGCACAGGGCTTCCGGTAGAGATTTCGGTGCCATTGGGAACTCCCGTCAGGCGCCGCAGCGCCGTGTTTCGGCGCTTATGGTCCGTCGATTTTCTCTCGCAGGCGGTCCACCGCCACAGTCAGGGCATGGACGGCCTCGGTGTTGCGCCCGGCGATGTGCCGCCACTCGCGCATTTCTTCCCGCAGCGTGCGCCACAGCACGGTGCAGGCGACGCTGAGGATCAGGACGACAACCGGGCTACTCTCAGCAATCCGGTTCAGGATCGTGAGGTCGCCCGGGCTCACAGCGCGGCGCCTGCGCGAAACAGGTCGTCAACCTGCTCGCTGGTAAGGCCCAGCCCCTCCTGCGCGCCGGCAATGAGCGGGCTGTCCCGCCGCACTTCAATGCAGTATTCCCACGCCTCCTGCGCGTCGTCGGGCTGGGTTGCGATCCAGGCGTTGACGGCATCAAGCAGGTCAGCAGCACGCAGCGCGCGGCGGGCCTGTAGCGGCGTGATGCTGGCCGGCACAGGCACGGGCGGGATGGGGCTTGGCTCCCACCCGCTGCCGGTCCAGCGGCCGCCAATCTCGCACCCGGTCGTAGCCTCGCGCTTGGTCAGGCCCTCGCCGGGCTGCCAGGTCGCATCCGCCACGGCAATGTTGATGACGCGGCTATCCGCATCCAAGATGGCGTAATTCATCAGATGAGCCCCCAAATACGAACTTCGCCTCGGCCGCCTGCGCCGCTGGTGGTGCCCGTGCGCGTAGCGCCACCGCCACCGCCCGGCGCGCTGCCTGCCGTTCCAGAAACAGCGTCACCTGCCGCGCCGCCCGATCCGCCAAAAGTTGAAGTGCCGGGCGGGCCTATCTGGGCGCCGGAAGAAACACCGCCACCGCCGCCGCCGCCGTAAAGCGCAAAGATGGTGGCCTGGCTACCAAGCGGATTACCGCCAGAACCGCCATAGACCGCGCTGCCGACATTATCAGAAATGCTGCCACCACCCCCATATCCGACATTATTATTAGCCGGGCTTGGCATGCGCGGTTGCCCGCCCTGCACGTCTCCTGTGCCTGAGGCAGTATTTCCCGCGCTGAACGCGCCACCACCACCGCCGCCTGGCTGGTTAGAAGCGGCGGCGCCGCCACCACCACCGCCACCATACCCAATTACAACCGTCCCGATAGAGCTATTGCCGCCAAGGCCGCCTGTACCGATGCCAGTCTGCGCCGTGCCACCTGTAGCAATGGTGATTGTCTCAGTAGTACCAAAGGAAGCCGCCGGAAGCGAAAAAGGAACGCAAGCGCCACCGCCGCCACCACTTGCGCCAAAAGTGGTGCCAGAACGCCCGCCGCCGCCGCCCGCACCCCAAACAAATCCGCCGAACACTGAATAGCCGGGCGGCTTCCTCCACGTCCCACCAGCCGTGTAAGTCTGGATAAACGGCTCAATCACTAAAGACCGCAGCGCCGTCGCGTCGCACTGGATCAGCCGCGCCTCGCCGGGATACATTATGAATGTGGTCAGGCCGTCGATTGTTTCCGCACCGTTCGGGTCAAGCGTGATTTCGCCCGTGCCGCTGTTGCGAAGATAAAGCCACCAGCCGGAACCAAGCGCCGAAGCCGCGCCAAAGGTCTGGGTAAACGTGCCGGAGGTAATGTCTACCAAATAACCGCGATCCGCCGAACCAAAAATCGTGTTTGACGTGCGACCGGAATACGGAACCACGCCCAGGCTGGACGCTTGCCCGGCCGTTACGCCGGTCAGCAGAAAGTCAGTGCCATTGTATACCACCTGCACCACGGCGCCGGCTGAAATGTCGCTGGCCTGTATCGCTGCACCACTCTGGCGCTTGATTGTTTTGACGCCCACGCCGTTGACGTTGATGGTTGGAGTCGCCGTCACGTTTGCTGCGGCCGCGATAAACTGAAAAATCTGCCCCGTCGCATAGGCCGTAATCGCCGGCGTCAGCGTGATCGTCAGCGCATCAGCCGTGCCGCCGGCAGTGCCGCCCCACAAAAACCCGCTGTCCTGCACCTGGCCGGTCGTGGGATACAGCGCGCGGGTCGTGCTGGCGGTATGGGCCAGCGCGGTCACATAATCCGCTTGCGTGGCGTTCCAGGCCGCGCTGCCGATGGTGGTGTTGGTCACCGCCGGGTTGAAGCTGTTGCTCGGCGCCGTATAGACGCCGGTGGACGCAGAACGGGGCATCAATTACCTCATGCAAAAAGCCCGCGCACCCGTTAGGATGGCAGGCATGGATGAAACGCCAGCTCAGCGATGGGCAATGATTGGGCAGTGCGCGCTGTCGTGCGCGTTGGGCTGCGCGGCGTGGCTGGCCGTTGATAGCCCGAACTCAAAAGAGCGTTTACTTGCCGCCCTCATTGCCGGTTTTGGTGGCGTGTGGCTGCTAATGTTTTGCTGGGCGTGGCTGCGTTACGGATGGAAAGCCGCGCGCGGCATGTCTATGGACGGCTGACCGCAGCGTTACTTTGTTGCGCGGCAAGCGCGCCCAGAAGCTGCCTTGTTAGAACCTGGTCTTGCACAAGATTGTTACGCAAATACGCTTGGCCTGTTGCGCTGTTCATAAGCATCTGAGCAAGGCGGGGTGCGGCTAATCCGGCGCCAGCGCCCACGGCCGCGCCGAGCGGCCCACCCAGCGCCGCGCCAATCATGCCGCCGCCGCTTCCCGGCAGCGTCAACGTCAGCAAGTTGCCCGCGGCCGTTCGGCCAGCAGTTCCGCTGTCCGGCGGCGCCCGCAAAACGGATTGCCCAATGCGCGCCAGTTCGTTTTGATCGCCTTGACCAAACGCGTAATTTCCGCCTGTGCTTTGGTTCAATGCGCCACGCAAACTTAGCGGCGAAATTTGTCCCTGCGCAGCACCCGCCCCCGCCCCGCCAGCGGCACGCGCGGACACCATCAGGTTTGCATATTCGCGGCGCAACCTTGCCCACTCGGCCGCATCGGCGGGAGAAATGCTTGCGTCCATCTGGTTTCGCATTATCTGCCGCAGATCATTTAGTCGGGTCCGCATGTCGCCTTCGGCGCCGCGGATGGCTTTGCCTAAATCGCTGTCTAATTCTCGATAGGCTCGGCCTGGAATAGTGTCGCCGGGTTCAATCTTGTTTAGCACGTCATCAATACGGTTAAGGACGCTGCGCTCAACATCACGAGCGGCATAGCGCCGAGCTTCATTTGATGCCTGAACCAGATCATTGAGAAACTGCGGCGGGCTCGCGTCTAGCGTATTGCGGTTAGCAATGGCGCCAAGATCGCCGCCAATCTGTGTGCGGGCCGCATTCAGCACATCGGGCGTTGCCACATCAGAGTTCACGCCAGCTCGTCGCAACGATGCCGCTGTAAAAGCGCGCTCTTGCGCCTCACGGATTGCGCGCTGCGGGCCGGAGGTAAACGGCAACTGCTCAAGCATGCCTTCAATGTTTTGAAGGAAACGGCTGCCCGTCGCCTGCCCCGCTGTGACAGGGATGCCTTCGCGCTCTGCCGCCGCAACCAACGCCTGCCGTTCTGGGTTGGGCATCGTGCGAACGGGTGTAATCATCCGCCCAGCCAGTGACGCGGCCAGAGGTGTGGCAAATGCGGCGGCTGTGCCAGCAAGCTGGCTATCCGTCGCGTCCCCAACAGCGCCGCCCACCGCGCCAGAGACGCCTTGCATAACCGGCTGCGAGGCAAGCGCTGTTGATGTCCTGTTGATGAGGGTGGGGGCTTGGCCGGCAACTTGTGTAGCGCGCGCAACGGCTGCTGCGGGAATGGCCATCGTGGCCGCGTCAACAGTGCCCCGCCCAGCGCCTCGCAATAATTGTTCAATTGTGCCGTTAGGTTCCGCAGGCTCACCCACAACGCCATTGATGCCGCGCTGCACCGCATTTGCCACACTGCCTTCAGGGATAGGCACCCCCACGGCGCGCAGGCCTCGGTTGACCAAATCAAACGGGCCACCAACAAGGGCGGCAATTCCTTGATTTATGCCTGCGCCATATTGCCCCGCGCCGGAAGCAACCTGTTCAATTGTGCTGCGCTCGCGCGCGGCCGGCATGTTCTGCTGCGCCCACTGAATGGCCTGCTCCATCGTTGAGCCTTCCGGCCCGTTAACCTCCATACGGCGGCCATCAGGCGCAGTAATTTCAAAACGTGGCATTAGGGCAACACCCTCCCAGACCAACCTTCAATTGAAAGGGCGTTGCCCGCAGGGGGCGGCGGCAACTGCCCACGGAAGCCCCCGGGGATTTCCGCCCGCATGCTCTCAATGGCCTGCTGCCGAGCGCGCGCCTTCTGCTGCCGATTGATCAGACTGTCCCCAGGCATTGGGAAAAACCGGGATTGCACGTCCATCAATTCCGAATTGCTAAACGCCGCGCCGGTTTCTTTACGCAGCACGCCCGCCGCAAACTGGCGCAGCGCGTTGAAATATTGCTGATCGTTCTGGTTCAGCGCCATGTTAACCAGCGTTTCTGGCGCATTCCGCCAGGCCACCAAAGTCGCATTATTCGGAATTTGGATCTCTTGAAGGATCCGGTGGCCCTCACTCATCGCGTTGCCAAACATGTTGGATCGAGATTGAGATTCCGTAAGCGTGCCCGTGGTGCCCGCCAGGCGGGTGACGGTTGCGCCGGGCGTTTGCGTCACCTCGGGAGCCACGGCGCCAGCCGACGCCTGGGGTTGAACAGGTTGCTGCAACGCAGGCGCGGCCGCCTGGGGCTGCGCTACCGCCTGGGGCTGGCTGTTGACAACAGGCGCGCGAATGCCGGCCGGCGGCTGCGGCTGGATGGTCACAACAGTGCCGTCTGCTTGCGTCACCGTCCGAGGCCCATAAGCCTGGTTGAACGCGGCCGCATAGGTCGGGCTGGATGGATCAGCATTTGGCGCCAGCAGAATATTGAGCGCCTGCGCGTCCATGCTAGTGCCGCCAAACTGGCCCTCATTGCGCGGCCCATACCCCTGCATCGGCCGCACGGTGCCCCGATTGCCCATCTGCACCAGCACCGGCTGCCCGTTCTGCATGACGGTCTGCGGCGCTCCGGTAAACGTCTCCGCGCCTTCCTGCGGCGGCATCCGGCCGCCAATAAACGCCAGCGTCCCATCCTGCCGGCGCTCATAGGTCCCAGGGCCTTGCGGGCCGTTGATTTCAACGGTCGGGTTGACGCGCCCAGCCCGGGCATCCTCCCGGTTCGCCTGCGCCAAATACCCCGGCGCCAAGCGCGAGATCATCGGGTTTTGGCTGCTCACGGCGCGTAGATACATTGTCATCGCGTCAGACTGCGGTGGTGCGCCTGCGCCAGTTTGTGCAGAACGCGGCACCGGCTGCGGCGCCTGGCCGGGCATTGTCTGCCCCATCACGCCGTTGTTGATTTGGGCGATGCGCTCCGCATAATCCGGCGCGTTAGGGTCCAAGGCCGCGCGCTGGGCAATGCCCTGCGACACCGCCAGCGGGGCCTCTCCACGGGGCTGCACTTGTGGCAAGGGCCCGAGGGGCTCGCGCAGGACGGCCCCCTCTGGCGCTGTCTGGATGGGCTGCTGCTGGGGCTGCGGCTGCGGCATCTGTATTGGTGCTTGAGACGGGCCGCCAAGGAACGAAGCCAGTTCCTGCCGGTTGGTGTAGTCCCGCTTATCCGTCCGGTCCTGCAGCCGCTGCATCTGCTCGTCTTCGCGCGCCTGATCGCGGCTTTCCGCCTGCTGCGCCAATAGCCCTGCCAGCAGGCCAGAACCCGCCCGCGCCAGCGTGGCGCCAGTGCTATAGACCGGCGTGGGGTTGTTCAGGCCGGCCATCATCTGCTCGGCCAAGCGTGATGCCGCGGATTGCCGCCGGCCCTGCTGGCGCGACTGCTGGAGCAGCAATTGCGCGAGAACGTCGTTCGATTGGGCCATCAGTAGAGCCCCCCTGTCGGCGCTTGCCCAAGGTCATAGGTTTGCAGTGGCTGGCCCTTAAATTCGCCCATCCGGCTGCCGAGGTCCGGCCTTGCGCCGCCAAGCCGCTCCATGAAGCTGCGCCCATCCTCTGGGTTGCCCCGCATGCGCTTGAGCATCTCAGCCATGGAAGATGCCGACATACCGCCCATAGCGCCGCCAACGCCGTTGGTGGCCGCCCCGCTCATCTGCGGCATCTGCGGCACCCGGAGTTCCATCGTGCCGCCTAGAGGCTGCATAGGCTGCTGCTGCGGGGCCTGCTGCGCCATCCGCTGGCGACGCTGCGCCATAGCCTGCACCAGCGCGCCATAGGGGTCGCCACCGCCAAAAGACATGCTCATGCCAGCGCTCCATAATTGACCTGCGCAAACCCATCAGGCCCCACCGTGACCGCATGCGGCGCCACCGCCGCCACATCGTCGGCCATGTAGCCAATGGCAGGCTCGCCCCAGAGGTATTCATATCGGTAGATCGGCAGCCCGTGAGAGCCGGTGCCAATGCGCTCGGCGTTGCGCTTCAAGCGGCGGTCAGAGAAATACATCGCCGCCGCGCCTGCTAATTGGCCGCCAAACTGCCCAATGGCCGCGTTATTGGCACCCTGCCGCTGCAGGGCCGCGTTGTATTGCGAATTTGCCGCCGCATAATTCTGCGCCACAGCGCTCTGATAATCCGGCGCCTGGATCGCAACCTGCGACACGTTTTGAAACTGCGGATACTGTATCTGCTGGCCGCTCAGCAGCGCCGCCGCCTCATTGATCGGCTGGCCGCGCAGCGCAAGCTGCTGCTGTAGCGACTGCTGCGAGCCCGCATTGTTGAGCTGCGCCCGGCCCATGTCCATGCCAAACGCCTGCTGCTGCGCTTGGTTATTAAAACCAGCCCGCTGCGTGTACATGTCCGACGCGCGCTGTGTGGTGTCGTTCGCAAATTGCGCGCCGCCCATGTCCATGCCGTATGCTTGCTGCACGGCCTGATTGCCAAAGCCAGCCCGCGCCAGATCGGACTGCGTCGCTTGACCAGTAGCTTGGTTGCGAAAGGCGGCGTTGGACAAATCAAGAGCAGACGCCTGGCCAGCAGCTTGGTTACGAAATTGCCCGCGCGCCAGATCGGATTGCGTCGCTTGACCAGTAGCCTGATTTGCAAACTGCGCTCGTGCCAGGTCCATTTCAAAGGCTTGGCCGGTGGCCCTATTAACAAAGTCCCCACGAGAAAGGTCATTGCCCATTATTAGATTTGTTGCATTATTTGAGAAACCACCGCGATCTAAGTCGTTGCCCATTTGCTGACCGACGGCAGCATTATTTAATTGCGTCTGAAAAAAGCCCAGGTCGAAAATGCGGTTTTGCTCCTGGCCCGCATTCAGGATGGCGCCATATCGAGCGTCATTTGCAGCCTGCGCGTAGTCGCGCATTCCGGTTTCCCAAGCTTGCGAGCCCGGCGTGATGCCCTGATTTACAAGCCGCGCCTCAAGCGCCGCACGTTGTGCCTCAAGCTGCGGGTTCATGCGAGCAAGTAGCGCCGCCTCCACATCGGAACGGGCCTGGTTTGCGTCGCCAATGCCGGTGAAATCGGCGCGGCGCATTACATCGCCACTGCGGTCCTGCACGCCACGGATCACATCGCCAGTGCGGTCCTGGACGCTGCGCTGCAGTTCGCTCGTGCGGTCGATTACGCTGCGCACAAGTTCCGCGTTTCTATCGGAAACGCTCTGCTGAATTTGGCCGGTGCGGTCGGAAACGTCTCGCTGAAGTTGGCCGTTGCGATCCTGCACGCTCTGCTGAACCTGGCCAGTGCGGTCGGTGACGCTGCGCCGAAGATCGTTCTCATAATTGCCAGGCAGATTATAGAAGAGCCCACCAGAACGATCCGCCACAGCCGTTTGCACGTCCGGCCCTTTGTACTGGAACGGCCTGGACAACGCATCGCGCGTCTGGCCAAGCTGCGACACCGCCGCCGTCCCATAAATCTCCTGCGCTTGGTTCGTCAGCTCAAGCTGGCGCTGCTGGGCCGGGGATAGCGTTGTGGTGACGCGGGAGCGGTCGTTGCCGATGTCGTCATAGGTGACATTGCCGTAGGGCGTAACCTGATCCAGCCGGTTCATGCGCCCCTGCAGCCGGGCAGTGTCAGCGTTGATCTGGCCCTGCGCCTGCGCCGTGGCGACGGGATCGGGCGCGGGCGGCGGTGAGGGTGATTTCTTCCCCATCTAAATCACTCCTTGGACCATTTGGACCGCTGCCACTCGGCTGCGATCATTGAACAAATTGCCGCATGCGACTTGGGGCCAAAATGATGACGCAGCATCGCCTCTTGCTTCATGCCGACGCCGAGGTTGAACCGCAGCGCGCGCGCGTTGGTGTGCGGCGTTGCAGTCCACAGCTTGTGCGCTCCGGCCGTCACAAAGGCGTATCGGAACAACCCGCGCAGCGTGTCAGCCGTCGCCCAGCGCGGGCTTCCCGCCGCCATGCTCAACTGCAACGTTCGGGCCTGCTCTTGCCAGTCATGAAACACTGCGGCAGCGACCATCTTGCCGCCCTGCACCACGGCCACCGCCTGACATGGCCCGAAATCACCGCCACGCACCGCGTCAATGCGCTCAGCCGCCCACGCAGCAACCGCAGCCTGCTCGTCTGGCGTGCGAGCAAATACCAGCACTACAGCAGCCCGCCCGGCACATACAGGACATTAGTGCCCACCCAGGCCACCCGGCCGGCCGCCCCGGTATCCACCACCAGGCGCACAGCGCCAGTGCGGCCAATGCCACGCACGCCGCGCATCTCGTCAATCACCAGCAGTTCCAGCCAAGTCGCACTATCCCAGCGCCCGCCATCCCAAAGCGGGTCACCAACATCGACAGCCACTACGCCAGGCAACGCTGCGAAGGTGCGGTAATCTAGCGCAATATCCACGCCAAACGATGGCGCACCGGCCGCGCGCAGGATCGGCTGCACCCGGCGAAACATCTTCTTCAAAGGCCGCGATCCAAACGCATTGGGCGCCTGTACCGCCACCGCGTTAATCGTGGCGCCATTGTCTGTAGAGCCGTTGTCAAATAGGCAGACGCTATTGGTAGAGCCGAAATACGGCAGGCCACCCAGCAGCCCCCAGCAGCGCGCCGGCACGCCTGTAAACCGCGAAGGCCCGCGCGTGATCGTGTTAAACACGAACTGGTCAAACGCCCCATAAGCGGCCGGCACGTTGAAGATCGCCATGTTGCGCGCGGGATACAGGAAAGGCTCCCAGCCGAACGAACTGCCGTATTCCCGCGCCGCTGCCGTCACCGCCGCATTGATCTGGCGGGAAATCGCCGCCGCGCTGCGCTGCGATGCGTCCACCGGCAAAATCTGCGACAGCAGGATGATCCCATCCTCAGTGAACACGCAGAGGTCAGCGCCAAATTTGATTGCGCATCGCCGCCCCAACGGCCGGCCAATGCGGAACACACCCTGCAGGCCCCAGGTGCTGGCGCTGCTTGGGTCAGTGCCGGCGTAAATCAGCGCCTCGCCCTCGCTAGTGATGAACACCGCCGTGTCATCAGCGCCCGCGCCGCCGTCGCGTGACCATGTGGCCATCGTCTGAATAAAGCCGCCCAGGGTCGCCACGCTGGTCAGGTCAAACTGCACGGCCGCGCCGGCAATTGCGTTTGGCGCCAGATACCATGCCACAAGCGAATTGCGCTCGCCCAACCAAACCCGCCGCTGGTGCAGGCTGATCCAGGCAAGATTTGCTGACGTTGGACCGGTGATGGAGGCTGCGGTGAACGCGCTGCCATCATATCTCTGCGCCGCGTTGACGCCGTTGACCATCAGCATGAAATGGCCGCCGGAGGTCGTCACCTGCACATATTGCCACCGCGCCGAGGTGTAGCCGGTTGCCAGAGCGGCCCCGACAGCGCCCGCCGTTGTGGCGTCATAGATAGCCCCGCCCGACGCGGCCAGCAGCTTGTCGCCACCGCTTGGCGGCCGATACGGCAGCAGTGTGTCCACCGTGTCCGTAAAGCCGGTGACATGGCTGGTGTAGCCGCCGCGCGTTTCCACCCGATCAGGCTCGCAAAACCAGTTATCCAGGCGCACAGCATTCTCGGGCGGCATGTCCGCAATGGCGTTGAGAACGTCCCACCCACCCACAGGGGCCGGCAGAGAGGCCGCGCGAACGTCCGCCATCAGTAGTAGTACCCGATATTGCCATCCGGCCCAGGCTCGCCGCTAAAGCGCCGCGATCCGCCGAAAATGTCGCTCACCATCAGGATGCGCGGCGCGTTGCGGTCGGCCCGCATTTCCCGCGTCAAGCGCTTTTCAAACTCAGCCCTGGCCGATTGCCAGGGCTGGCCGTCCGCCTCTAGAAAACGCGCGATCAGCCCCAGCGTCACCAGCTCTTCCGACAAGTTGGAAAGATCGGTGTCAGCCGCCCACGCAGTCTGATCCACGCCGGCCGCTGAGCGGCAGAACGCCAGGCTCTGATATTCAAAAGAAACCGTCAGGCCGGCCGGCGGCGCAGGCCACAGCAGCAGCGCATCATCGCGCCGGGTAAACCACCGCATCGGCCCGGCATATCCCGTGGACAGCGGCGCGTTCCTGCGTGATTGATATTCGGTCGGGCTCATCTGGCCCGAGATGAAAATGTTGTTGGTCCGGTCCCACAGCGTTTCCGGCGACATGCGGTGGAAGTCAGCCGGGAAGATGCCAGGCTGCACCTCGGCCGCCACGGTCGTGAACGTCACCTCGCGCCGCAGCGCCTGCCATGGCGCGCGCGTGGCAAGGTCGGAACACACGCGGCCAGCCATCCGCAGCATGCGCTGCGCGTCCACGTCAGAACTGCCCACAACCAAGATCGGGCGCACGTCCAGGCCGATGTCGTCGGCCACCGCCTGCGCTATCGTGAGCAAACTCACGCCTCAACCGCCTTTGCAGTCCGCCCGCGGCGCTTAGGCGCGTCCGGGGCATCCTCGCCCGCCTCTGGCATCACAACAGGCTCAGCAAGGCCCCTGTAGCCCTGGGCGCGGGCTTCCTGCTCCTGCCCGGCATCCTGCACGGTGACGCAGGCGGCCAGATCGTCCCAGCCGCGCAGATACAGCACTTTAGGAAATTCAATGTGCGGCATTTGATCCTCCAAGGAAAAGAGCGGGGGCCGAAACCCCCGCCCAGCCGACTAGGGCGCGAAGCCCGTAAGCGTGCCGCTTTCGGGGCGAACCACGAAAACGGTGTAAGCAGCCGCCGCCGATGGATCGAGCGCGCCGGCCGTGCTGTTCATAAACCGCAGGCCGATAGTGTTGGCCGCCGTCACACGGGCGCCGGTCACGCCCAGGCCCGCGTTCAAGGTTGCGGTGCCGACAGACGGCGTGTTCACAAACACCATATCGCCAGGGAGAACCCCTGGCGCGGTAAACGTCTGCTCTGCCGAAATATTGGCCGCAACAGACGCCACGTCGATGCTTATGGTAAACACGCCAGCGGCAAGGATATTGCCGCCAATGGTTGAAACTGCCATGTCCGCGCCCCCTTAGTTCGAGAGGATGCGGCAGGCCAGCTCGGGGCGCTGCGCCACATAGCCATACAGCACGTCCAGGCGGGTGATGTAGCGCGCGTTGACGCTGTCAAAGTCCCGGATCATGCGCATGGAAATGCCGTCCATCACGCTGCGGTAGGCCATGTCGGTGCCCTTGGGCATCGGCAGGTCGGCCGTGGCGAAGGTGAACGCATCCTTGTGGAACGCCAGGCTCGGTTTGTAGACGGCCGAGGCGCCGCCCACCTTCACCACCGCGCCGCCATTGGTCGGGCTGGCAGAAACGTTCTGGCGGGCGCCAGAAGTCACGATGGAAGGCGAGATGGCCAGGTTGCCAGCGCCGCCGGCATAGGCCGTGGTGATGACAAACTGCTGCAGGCTGCCCGTGTCGGTCTTGGTCTCAGGATGGACGCGGTTGCAGCCGGCGAAGGTGATCACGTCGCCCACGGCAAAGGTGGTGGAGCCGGTAGCGACAGTGATGGCGGCGCCGGTCTGAGACGCACCGTTCACCGTGTAGGTGGTTGCCGATGCGGCGGTGCCGGTCGTGGCGGTCGGGATCAGCGTGTTTTCGTAGAAGTCAAAACCACCCATGCGGCCGATCATGCCCTCACGGTATTGCTGCTTGATCGCCGTGCTATCCTGAAACAGACCCTTGGTGGCTTCCAGGAAATCCACGCGGTCAGTTGTGTTCAGGATGATGTTGCGGTCGCTGGGCGGCGCCAGCGAGTCAGTCAGCGCCTTGCCGGCCAGGTTCACGTTGCGGGTGCCGATGGCCGTGCCCACGTTGTTCACCGCCTGATAGACGCTGTTGCACATCGAGAGCGCATCGTTCTCAATGTGCGAGGCCAGCACCGCCATGGCGGGCTTGATGTGGCGCTCGGTGAAGTCTTCCACCTTCAGGGTCAGGTCCTGATCGGAGAAGTTCATGTCCACACCGCGGTAGCGGTTGACCTGCAGGCTCACCGACTGCTCGGTGATCGCCGGCGCGGACCAGGTGGAGCCGGTGCGAACCGTGTACTGGTTCGGCAGGCGGATGCGCAGGGTGTCACCGATCTGCGCGCCAGCATTGGCAAACGAGCTGTCATATTGACGGTCGATGTTGCCAATGAAGTTTAGGTTCTGGTGCAGGACCACGAGCGCCTTGCGCGTGATCTTGTCAACAGTGAGCAGTGTATTCGACATGCGTTTACGCGGGGCGCTTCACAGCGCTCCGTTCCCTTTCTATGTCAGGCGGCCCGCTCTCAGCGGCGCATCGCCTTGACGGTTTTGGACATCTCCCAACGATAATACTCGTCGTCGCTCATCTGCTCGGGAGACTTGACCGAAGCGCCGGTTGACTTCCCGCTGACGGCACGAACCGGAGCCGAGGGAGCAGCATTGGGCTTTGCCGCAGTTGCGGCCTTGGTGGATGCTTGCAGCTTGTCGTACTGCATTGCCTTCCAAGCGAACTCGGCCGTAATTGGATTGAGCGGCCACTTCTGCGCGTCCTGCTCGCTTATGCCGGCCTTCACCGCATATTCGATCATTTGGCGCTCTGCGGCCTGGTCAAATCCCCGCACAGTTTTGGCAATACGCGCCCGGCCGGCTTCCGCGAGCGTGGCGACTGCGCGCTGCTCTTCTGCGGTCATGGCTTGTTCGTAATGCGAAACTGCATTGACCTGGCGGTTAAACTCACCGCGCTTGATGGCAATCTCGTCACTGATCCAGCGGGCTTGGTCCGGGTTGGACTGCCGCAACTGGCGCAAGTCGATCTGCTCAAGCTGCTGAAGCTCTTTCAGTAGAGCCTCGCCCGCATAAAACGCAGTCCTAGCCTCACCGCCCAGCGTTTGGAGTTTGGAATACAGCTCGCGCTGTGCTTCCACCTCTTTGCGCTGCTCGGCGACTTCCTGTGTTTTGCGGGTGTAGTCACCCTGAATATTCCGCGTGAAGTCTTCCAACTCCGCGCGAACATCGTCAGGAATGGCGCTCTTCGCCACTTTGAGCGTTTTCGCGCCAAACGAAAGTTCGATCTCTTCGATCTCTTCCGGCTTGGCCTCGTCCTGCTCGTCGGCGCCTTCCGCGCCATCGTCCTGCATGCCGTAAGCGGGTGCCGCTACGTCGCGCAGGTCCTCGTCAACCGTTCCTGGTTGCCCAGCGGTCTCGATGGTCTCTGACATATTTATTCCGGTCTATCGGGCCGGGGTTGCCCCCGGCGCTGAGAAAGCGGCGCTTCACAGCGCTGCGCGCCCGCGTGTGCGGACGTGTCGTTACCCCTGCGGCATAGGCGCAGGCGGCATTTCTGGGGGCATGCCTAGCGGCATCCCCTGCATTGGCTGTGGCATCATGCCCGGCGGCATCCCTGGCGGCCCTTGCGGCTGCGGAGGCTGTGGCTGCGGGAATTTCCGCGCGGCTTGCGGCATCAGATCGGCCAGCACCTGATAGGGCAGGCCCATCTCCATACCCTTGGCAAACTGCAGCACCTGGATGCGCTCGGATGCCTTGTCGGCGCCCGGCCAGTCCATATTCTGCACGACCAGATCACCCAGCGCCTCGGCTGCCGGCGGATAGGCCCGCATCAGCTCCGACATGGCCGCCACGCTCTCTTCGCGCTGCGTCTGGTAGTTCGGCCCCACCTTGACCGTTACATCGTACTTGCCGGCGGCCAAATTGTAGATTTTGCCGTCCGGGTCCTCGGCGCTCGGCGGCGAGCCCACAGCCGCGGTCACCCGCTCCACCCGCTGCTTCTCGTCGTCGCCCAGGATTTGGATGGTCTGGCGCTCGCTGTAGATGCTCGGGATAATCTCAATCAGCACCCGGCCGGCGTATTGGATGGCTCGCGCCATGTTGTCGATGAAATGGAACGTGCCGGTGTCGCTCTCGCGCTGCCGCGCCATGATGGCCCGGCCGCTCGTCTCATTGCCGCGCGCGCCCAGCGCCGCGTCATAGATGCCAGTCACCGCCTTCATGTCGTCCTGGGCGTTTAGCGCCTCCTGCAGCGCACCAGCCGGCACGCCAGAGAACGGGATGCGCTGCGGCATCGGCCCCATGGCTGGGTCGTACTCAAGATATGCGTGGTTACGGGTGTTGGCCGTTTCCCACTTCAGCACTTCGTCGGGCGGAATGCTGCCGGTCGCCACCAACCAGGGCGCGCGCGGCGCCAGCATCACCAGTTCAGTGCTGGCCGAGCGCCAGGCGTTGAACATGACCTGACTGTCGCGCGCATCGCGGATGAGGCTGCGGAAATGCCGCTTGCCGCGATAAATCACCTCTTCGCCCCACACCGGGCAGATCGGGATCATGCTACCAGGCCACTTCTCTTCCGACAGCACCTCAACCGCGTTGATGACGCGGCGCGTCACCTCATGATAGGCCGCCTCGCGCTCGCCGTTAACCGCCAGCCCCTGAAACGCCAGCGTGTCCTTCATCGGCAGCGCCAAGCCGGGGCCGATCTGCACCAGCTCGTCCATCTGGTCCGCACGCATCACGCGGCCGTCAGTCAGGCGTAGGATTTTGCGCTTGCGCTCTTCACGCGTCCAATACTCGGCCACGCGCACACGCTCGTCGTCAACCCAGTCCTCCATCCCCTCGCCCTGGCCCTCGCGCCAGTCGGACGCATGGTCGGCCTTAGGGTAGCGGCGCTTAAACTCGTCGTCGGTCAGCAGGTCGGAGACAAAAGCGAAGCCCCAGTCGCTTGCGTCAAACTGCGTGCTGGACACGTCCCAATGCACCGAGAACGGATTGGCAACCCGCTCGATCCGCGCCTCTTGGTCAAAAGTCTCAGCGTTGCAGTAGTCCGTGGTGATGCGGAAAAACCCAAACCCGCAGCTGGCCGCGTTGTCGATCGCCGTGTCATAGGCCAGGGCCGCGTTGCTGCCGCGCTCAATGGCCCGGATCAGCCCGCCAATCACCTGCGCCGTGTCGTAATCTGCGCCGCCGTCCACCGGATGCACGCTTATGCTGGGCTTGTTCTGGCGCGCATCGTTCACCACGCGGCGGATGAATGTCGGCAGCCGGTTGACCGTCAGGCACGGCCGGCCCTCTTCCTCACGGGCGCGGCGGTCCTTGTCTTTCCACTGCTCACCCAGCCGGGCGAATTTGATGTCCTCAAGCGCCAGCTCGCGGATGTGTGAACTGCCCTCCGCACTGAAGCGATACTGCTCCAGCGCGTCCTCAATGATCTTGTCAGGCATGCGATGCCGGGGCGCTTCACAGCGTGCCGGTCCCTGGTTAGGGCTTTGCCAACTCCGCAAAAGCCGCATTTTCCGCCGCGTCGTAGAGCATCTGCATGCGCTCGGCCGTCGCGTTCATCTCGTCCATCTGCCGCACCAGGGCCGCCGCAGCAGCCCACATGGACGGGGGCAGCCACGCCACCTGCTGGCCGTCAGCAGTCACGCCGTAGCGAATGCCGGCATGCACAATGCGCAGCGGTGCCGGCGCCATCATCCCATCCAACTGACTGGCGCGCGCTCTCGCTCGCGCGGCTTGGCCTTCGCCCGGTTGATTGCCGGAAATAGTTCCGTGAAGCCCCAGACCATGGCGTCCACCCGGTCAGGCGAGCCATCGCCCTCGTATCCGCCGGCGGTCATCTGGCAATTATGCGTAAGAATGCCGTTTGCGTAATATTCAGGCAAATAGCCGTCAGCCACACTCAAGTTGTAAACGGGCACGCTTTCGGATAGCGCGGACAACACACGTATTTCCGCAATACTGCGCTGGGACGGCTCGAACTGTTCTAGTTTCGGCGCCGCAGACAACGCAGACGCCTGTGCTCCCGGGGCCAAACACGTCAAAACCGACACGCCTGTGCTCTGCGTGGTGCTCAGCCCGCGTAAGGGCGACCAAGTTCTCAGGCAAGTTATTGCCTGGGTTATCATCGCGGTGATGCACGTCAAGGCCCGGCGCAAGCGGCCCAATATGGGCCTCGTAAACGGC